GTTTAAGTATTCAAAATGACTGAGTCAGAGAAGGATAATCTTTACCGTGAAATGATGGGATATGCAAGCGGAAGCGGTTACGGCTACTAGATCTCAAATTCTGAGGTCAAATGACAGTTTCTATAAGTACTATGCCTCCTCAAATTCAGCAGAGGTATAATTCAAAATTACTATCGACACCAGAGCGCAATTTGATATTTAATCTCTTTGCTACTCCTGTCGAGCTACCAGACAATCAAGGCTTTATTGATAGACAAAGCCGTTATGATCGTCTGGACTTATTTCCTGTTCCAGTGGATGACGCTCAAACTAATCCACCAAGTCAATTGTTAAATCGTGTTGATGTGGATAACTTATGCAGTCCACATATTAGTAATGATCTTATGCTTTGTGCCGCGTAAGAGTATATGCCACCTACATTGTTTTAACAAGGCAGGTGACCATTACTAACGAGGATAAATAGTGTCCTCGATAAATCCGCTCTGATTGAGGTGGAAGCCCTAACGTCAAGTCGAGGGTGACACTGCGGAAAGATATGGTAATTTGTGTGTGTTTATAGAAGAAAGTTCCTTATGATATTTGCATCTGAGATCAAAAGTTTCTTTAGTGAGTTGAGCCCTAATGACACCCTTAACAGGCTTGCAGTAGGTCTTTCTCATGTTTATCATGATTTCACAATGTTTTTTCTTAATCCGAAGATATGGATAAATTCGGTTAAGAAATATATCAAGGCCTTCTCCCGTCAAGTTTGCCTCAAAAACGTCTCTCCTTTGGATATGTTGGAGTTTTTTGCATACAACTTTTTTCCAATAGTTGATTCCAATGAACTCTTTAATCCAAATCATAATAGATTCGTCCACAGAGGCAAATTTCAATATGGTTCTATGGACAACTGGAAATATTCCAGTTTTTGCTTTAACTGTATCGATATAGAAACATCCATCTCCATCGATATAGCCAGCAATATATGCAAAATCAAGTTCGTTCATGTAGACCCCTTTGTTATAGTCTATATAATAATGAACTCCACATTTACCGTCAACGACTTAGCGAGTGGAACTCAAAAGAGTATGCGAAAGTCTGATCTGCATGGAAACATGCAGAGGGATCTCCGAAGAGGGAACCCCGCCAAAAGTGAAAACTTTGGTCACAAAAGTAACAGTTTGCCTGTTCTCAATAGCGCCGCAGCTCGATTAGGTCAAGCAGCTAGAGAAACTCAAGATGTTTTGCAGCGTGACAACCTGGAAAGCTCGGCCTCAATTATCAACTGCGTTGGCGGTGATAATGCTGATTTGCCCACTGAAATCACTCTGTCTGATATGGATGATGTAGTTGCTCTATTACAAGATAATAGTGCGGAATATATTACAAATATGATAGACGGCGATTTAAAGTTTGGCACATCCCCAATTGGCGATGCTTATGCAATGCTTTGCAGCACTCAAATGATCCCGTCATTGAATGCTATTGAAGGATTCGTCCGCAAATTTCAATACCCTAATGTAAAAAATACATTAAGTACAGAATGGGGTGCAGTTAATAACATTAGAGCTTTTGTTTCTGAGCAAGGATCAATAACTCCCAATGCTTCATTAGCTGGAAATGATGTATTTAATAACTTTGTAGTGGCTAAAGAAAGTTACAAAGTTGTTTGGCAGGCCGGAGGCAAGATGAAGTTTATTTATTTGCCGCCTGGATATAATAATGACCCATGCATTACCGAAAATGTGCATGTAAAATCTCAAGTAATTGACTTGGAATCCTACGAATATGCTCTTGCAGCATAGTTATGGAGACAAGGCGCAAGGTAAATATGTTGACTGGAATTTATCCATTGGTATATAATGACACTCCACAAAGGAGTGATTTATGGAAACAAGGACATGTACTAGTTGCAAGGTTGAAAAACCATACAGTAATTTTTACAAATGCAAGAAGGGAAAAAATGGCCATGCAGAGCAATGCAAAGTATGCAGATTGGCTAAAGATCGGGAATATTACAAAAAAAAACCTGAGATCGTTCTTGCAAAACATGAAAGATGGGCTAAGAGAAATCCTGAAAAGATTCTTATCAACCAGAGAGCTTATTACGAAAGAAATCGTGAAAGAATCTTGGAGAAACTTAAAGAATCAAGAAAAGAAAATGGATACTCAACAACGAAAGCTTATCGAAAGAGGAATAAGGGGAAGATTGAAGCGCACAATTATGTGGCACTTGCCATTAAATTTGGTCATCTTACTCGACCTGAAACATGTGATAAATGTAAAAAAATCTGTAAGCCACAAGCTCACCATCATGATTATGAAAAGCCATTGGAAGTTGTTTGGCTTTGTCCAAAATGTCATGGAGAAGAGCATAGGATATGTTTACCAGCGTGAGAGACTAAATCTTGAGACCTCAAACGAGGATGTGATAGTCCAAACTACAGAGGAAACCTGTAGAGGAGAGCTCGAAGCGGCTTTCCCGCCAAGAAATTGGTCAGTAAGCAAGCTGTTGCTGAAAGTAATAGAATGGTTAAGACATACAGCAGGTTGCACATTCTATCAAGGCCAATGCGTGACAAATGACCTCTGGCTAAATAACCTGCGCTCAACAGCGCCACAATAAGGAGGGTTAATATGTTACCGTATCAAATGATAGCTGGCGGCACCTTTACACTTTCTGTTAGTGATGGAGCTGCTTCTAGGGTAGAAGTATTTTGTCAAAGTCAGAATCCTCCTGATTTTATTATCGCAAGAGCGATAACAGGATGGGGAAGATTGAATAGCGAGAATGCTGTAGAAACGTGGTGGGAAAGATCCATGCCTCAAGGGTATGCAAAGATTATTCGCCAATCTTCTTCGGCATCCCTTCCCAATATGACTACATTTTTTATTAATGCAGACGGGATAAGTACGTATGATACTACCAACCCACCTACATTTACGCCAGTAGCCATGACAGCATTAACAGGCACTGCAGGAACTTTCATTGCGACAGTATCCAGCAGCGCCTCTTTTTCTGTAGGGGATTTTGTAAGACTTTATAGCACGACTGGAGAGCTCCAGATCGCTGGCTATACTTTTCAAATCACGGCTATTAGCGATAGCACCCATATCACATTAGGATACATGGCAAGCTCTGGAATAACGTTTGCAGCAGATGCCACAGCGGGATTTGTTCAAAGGATTATCCCTAATCGCATGTATCCACGATGGGATTATATAGCTAACATCACTAAGGCAACGCAGGCAGTTGTTTATTTCACAACCAAAAATGATTTTACGCCAGGCGAATACATTCGCTTGCATGTTTCGTCAGCTTTTGGAATGGATGAAGTAAACGAAAAGCAAGTAAGAGTCCTAAGCGTCACTAATAGCTCGACCGTTTCTTCGGTGACTATTGATTTAGACACGACTGGATATACCACTTTTGCATTTCCTACAAGTGCAGTTGCTGCCGCTGGAGTATCTCCAGCCGTTGCTGTGCCATCATCGTCGGGTGTCGTTCCATATAATGGGAGCGCTACTATTGCTCAAGAACCTCCTGGAACTAATCTTCAGGATGCTTTTGACAATAGAAATAAGCGCATTATTGTATTTGGAGCAGGCATTTTTAATGCTGACGATACTAACGTCACATTTGCACCAGTTGATGGTGATAAATGGATGTGGAACGCATACAAGTATGATATTTATAATGAGCAGTAGATAAATTTCCCCCTCTCCGGAGGGGGATAAGTGAGGAAATATGCAAGTAAAAGAGATGACAAGAAAGACAGGCCGAAAAATGCCTGCAGAAACATACACAGCAGAATTAAAGAAGATGCGGACGGAGCATGAGAAGCTAAAAAAAGGAATGTTTGAGTTCGTGGATGCTAAAGGCGGCTGGTTTGACTTCGCAAATCGCACCTTCCCCGGTGAACCCACAAAAGTATTTCGTCTTACTCATGGAGAGATTTGTGAGCTGCCGATGGGAATCATCAAAGTTCTCAATAATACTAAGAGAAAAATTAGGAGCATAGGACTAAATAATGGAGCCAATCGCGGTAATGAGCTTCCTGACCGAGGACTTCCTAGCACTTATACTGTCGAGTCTAGGGTGCGTTTTATTCCTATGGATGTTCTTTAATGAATCAGCATGAATTTGTTCCTTTTGTGATGGTGATAAGCAACATCACAAAGGGACAAAATACATTGGTACAATTTCCTTCAGCTCATAACTTTTTCCTTAATGAAATTGTGTCTTTTCGGGTGTCGAAACCTTACGGAATGACCCAACTTAACCGTCAAAGCGGAAAGGTGATTGCTTTAACAACAAATTCCATTACTGTTGACATAGATAGCCTAGGATATTACTCCTTTATCGTCCCTGGCAGTTTGTTGGGAACAACGCCGCCCTGCGCCGTCCCAAGCGCTTCAGGGATTGATTTTTTATCCAACGTGCCAACAGTTATTTTGTCTGACTCCTTTGACAATAGGCCAACATCATGAGCATAGGAACACTAGCAGATATCATTTTTAAGATCCGACGATTGACGGGATCTGCAAACGATCTCAGTTTGACGGACTCTATGATTATTGATTATATCAATAGTTTTTATGTCTATGACTTCCCAGCACAGTTTAGAAGCCTAAAACTTCGTGACACATACACTTTCAACACTCAAAGGGGTATTGCTTGCTACGCCTTTGATCAAGAGCATTGGTCAACTATTCAAGGGCCATGCTTCTGCGCAAAAAGGCCTCTAGCATTATTTCAAGACCCATCAACTTTCTATTCTGCAAATTTCAACTGGCAATTTTTGAATACATTGACCGAGGGCGATGGAACGACAGACGCAGGAGGGTCAGGATATGAAGGCCTAACGCAATCTCACCCTATCATACGCAGCACCAATAACAATCCTCAAGTGACCACCAAGTTAACATCCTCGCAGCCTTTTACTAACAGCACTGACGCAGGCAGCTCAATTGCGGTATTTCCCCCAACAATACCATCAAGATCACAAAATATACTGATCACTGCAAATGTCGGCTTTGGAACAACTCTTAATGTTACTGATGATGGTGGTATTGCTGTTAATC